CACAGACGCTCTGGCAGGAAATGAAGCGCAGAAGCATCCTTTCGCCCGAGTTTGACGCGGATGAAGAGGAAAAGCGGATTATGGACGAACTTCCCGGTGACGATACCGAGGATGATCTGACAGCCGCCGTCACTCCACCCGGTGAAAGAGCCGGCAGAATAGTCGAACGAACACTCTGATTTCACACGGCTCGGCAGGGTGATCCTTCCGGGCCTTTTTCAATGCGCGGGAAGCGCAACAACTATCCGGGATGGATAAACATGGCTCTCAAAGCAATTCTGGCATCGCTTGACGGTATCGATGAGGCAATCTCGGCTCTCTATGTCGAGAAGGACGGCAAGTTCATTCTTGATGTCGAAGGTGTCGACGGCTTCGCACTGGAAGACGTGAACGGTCTTAAGACGGCGCTCGGCAAGGAACGTACGACACGCGAACGTCTTGAGCGCGATGTGATCAAGTTCAAGGACCTCGATCCTGAGAAGGCTCGCGAGGCTCTGGCCAAGCTGGAAGAACTGACCAGCATCGACCCGGCCAAGGAAGCCGACAAGATCGCAAATACGAAGTTCGAGGCTGCCAAGGCACAGCTTCTGGAAAAGCACACAGGCGAACTTACCAGCCGTGATGAGCGTATCGGCCATCTGACCAAGACAGTTGAGGGCCTGCTCATTGACGCCGCTGCAACGTCTGCGCTGGCCGAAGCCAAGGGCTCGGTTGAACTGCTCCTTCCTCATGTCCGGGCTCATACCCGCGTAAAGGAAGTCGACGGCAAGTTTACTGTCGAAGTGATCGACAAAGACGGTAACGCAAAAATCGCGGATTCCAAGGGTACGCCGATGGATATCTCTGGTCTGGTTGCCGAAATGAAGGAATCTGACGCGTTCGGACGCGCCTTTGAAGGTTCCGGCCAGTCGGGCAGCGGAAAGCAGCCTGGTGCTGGCGGCGGTGGCAATGCTCCGCAACGCGGTAATTTCGGCGGATCGAAGGAAGAGCGCGCAGCCGCTATCGCTTCGAAGTTCCCCGAACTGAGGGGTTAATCCCCTCAAATCTCTCTGCTGCTGTCTCGGGATGAGAAGCGGCATGCATTAGGCGGGAAGCCTACCAATCCATCAAATCCCGAGACAAGCACAGGAGAAACCTCATGTCTCTTTCCCAGATGCAGGTATTTAACAAATACTTCATGCCTGCCACCATCGAAACGCTGGCCCAAATGGTCAACAAGTTCAATGCTGCTTCCGGTGGCACGATCCGACTGACCACGGAAGGCTTCGAAGGCGATTTCCTTCAGGAATCGTTCTACGCGGCGATCCACTCGGCCCGCCGTCGTGTTGACCGCTATGCGACCAATGCCGATCAGGCTGCGACCGATCTGACCCAGCAGAAGCACACTTCGGTGAAGGTTGCCGGTGGCTTTGGCCCGGTTCGCTATGAACCCTCCCAGATGACCTGGCTTGAAAAGCCGACCGCCGAAGGCATCGAAGTGGCTTCGCGCAACTTTGCCGAAGCTCTGCTTCAGGATCAGCTCAACACGGCAATCGCCGCTCTTGTTGCTGCAATTAGCAATCAGGGTGCGGATACGACCGTTGATGTGTCCGCAACTGGTCCGGTGACCTATGCGGCAGTAAACAACAGTCATGCGCTGTTCGGCGATCATTCTGGTCTGCTCGTTGCGCAGGTAATGGACGGTGCGACCTATCATGGGTTTATCGGCCAGAACATTGCCAATGCTCAGCAGTTGTTCCAGGCCGGAACTGTCCGCGTGATCGACATTCTGGGCAAGATCTCGGTCATTACCGATGCTCCGGCGCTGTTCACGGCAGCGGCTGGAGAGGACCCGGCAATGCGTCGCGTTCTTTCCCTCGTTGCAGGCGCCGCCACGGTTACGGATAGCCGGGATATCATCTCGAATATCCAGACCACGAACGGCAAGCAGCGCATCGAAACGACCCTGCAGATCGATTACACCTTCGGTCTGGGCCTCAAGGGCTATACCTGGGATGAGACCAACGGCGGCAAGTCTCCGACTGACGCTGAACTCGCCACGGGCAGCAATTGGGACAAGGTCGTTACCTCGATCAAGCACACTGCGGGCACTCTCGCGGTCGGCGCAGCGCAGTAAGGCAACATGGGCGGGCTACGGCTCGCCCTTTTCATTCGAGGGTTTTACATGACCAAAGAACAGAAGATCGCCTATGTCGTTCACCCGGTTTCGGCCAAGATGAAACAGTCCCTCCGTGAAAACGGAATGAAGATCATCGACGCCCGGTTTGCTCCAGAGGACGCCAAGATCATCAACCCGCATAAGAAGCGGGAAAAGGCACAGGGCCAACAGACGACGACACCTCCCGCAGAGCCTGGCGGCGGTATTGGTACGGATAGCGGCGAGCAATTCAGCGATGAACAGCTTTTCGACCTCATTGAGAAGGCAACCGGAACCCGTCTGCATCACAAGACCGGGCGCGCCAAGCTGGTTGAGACGTTCAATTCTCTGAACGCTGATGCGGCAAAGGAAAGCGGAGAGGCTTAAACGGATGACTCTCAATACGACCGTGGGCGATCCCGACGCTGACAGCTATGTCGATCTGGACGAGTTCAAGGCCTACTGCGGAAAAGTCGGCTATGACCTTGAAGGGAAAACAGATACCGATCTCGAACAGGCTCTTCGCCGAGGAACGACTTGGCTAGACGGAACTTACGGACAGCGATTTATCGGTGAACCAACTACTGTCGAGCAGGCGCTTGAATGGCCGCGAAATAACGCCGTATGGCGCGGCGCGTTGTTGCCGAGCACGACGATACCGCAACGGGTCAAGAACGCGCTGTGTGAAGCCGCTTGGCGGGAATTGAGTGCACCGGGAAGCCTTTCGCCCGACTACGTGCCAGCCGAAGCGATTAAACAGGAACAGGTCGGCGATCTGTCCGTCACATACCAAGACACAAACGGCGAGATTGATGACGTCCTGCCGGTGATCAGCGTCGTTGAAGGTATCCTTGCCGGGTTTATCCGCGGCAAAGTGCAGGGTGTGTTCGGGTCAGCTGCTAGAGCCTAGATCATGCGGTTGTAAGGCTTTTGCAATTCGACGACGACATGGGGGATTTCGGTGAAATATACGTGGGTCTACAACATTTGTAGTATAAAT